GCCGGAACCCCGAGCGCCGCCGCCTCGTCCGCGGCACCGAGCACCGCAGCGACCGACACGACGCCGACGACGGCCAGTCCGTCCGCGCCCGCGACAGAGGCGCCCGTCTCGACGCCGGAGCAAGCCGCTGCACCCCAGAGTACCGACCCTGGCCCGATCCCGTATGCCCGCTTCAAGGAAGTCAACGACCAGTTGGCGGCCTTACGGTGGGCGAAGGATGTCGACCGCCACGCGATCGAAGAAGCGCAGCGGATCGGCCGCCTCTATCAGACCGATCGCGTGGGCTATCTCCGCAACATCATCGCGGAATCGCTCGCCGATCAGGAGCTCGCGCCGCTCATTCGCTCCGAAGCCGCCCGCGTCCTCGCAGGCGCGCGGGGGCAGGCCCCGGAACCGGAGATTACCCCGGACATTCCGGTCTATGACGCGAATGGGCAGCTGGTGGCGCAGACGTTCTCCGCGGAGCGCGTGCAGCAGATCGTGCAGCGCGCGATTCAGGACGCGATCGGGAAGGAAGTGTCCCCGATCAAAAAGACGTTTGAGCAGCAGCAGCAAGCGGCGCAGGCGGCGGCCCAGCGGCAGCAGATGGAGCGGCAGATCGACGCGATCTACAGCCGCGCCGAGAAGCTCCCGCTGTTCAAGGAACACGACAAGGAAATCGCGGAGGCGATGAACAAATTCGCCGACGCGCACCCGTCGGAGCAGGTCTATCTGGCCTGGGCCGATGTCGTGCTCCCGAAGCTCGATCAGAAGAGCCAGGCGAAGCTCCTGGGGCATCTCCAAACCCAAGCGGCCGGCGCGTCCGTCACGCCGAATGCCTCCGCGAGTACCGCGCCTCCGAAGTTTCGCAACTTTCGAGAGGCGGCGGAGTACTTCGAGAAGCATCCCGAGCAGGCGGAAGCGATGGCCCAACGCTGAAGGAGTGATCACCCGTGGCACCCAATGACGGACAGACCATTGCGGCGTCCTGGAACGCCCTGGTCAATGACAAACCCGAAGACAACATCTTCGAGGACTACTGGTTCCTGAACCGGCTGAAGAACGGCGAAGGCTTCATGTCGGTCGATGGCGGCGATGTCATCACGGCCAGCCTCGAATACGCCACCAACGGCACCGTGACGTGGTACTCGGACACCGAGACCATCAGCACGACCCGGCAGGAGACCTTCGACCGCGCCGAGTTCTCATGGAAGGAATGCGCCGGCTCCGTGGTGCAGTCCGAGCTTGAGAACGCGATCAATCAGGGTTCCGCGAAGAAGTTCGACCTGCTCGACGCGAAGATGCGGAACCTGAAGTCGTCGCTCGATTCGCTGCTCAACGCCTCGCTGTACTCCGCCGGCACCGGCTTCTCGGGGAAGGAGTTTGGCGGGCTGCAGCATCTCGTGCCCGACGATCCGACGACCGGCACGGTCGGCGGGATCAACGCGGCTAACTTCTCCTTCTGGCGCTCACAGAACGCCAGCGGCGCGAAGACCACCTCCGCGTTCGACAACCTGCGCGCGTCGATGCGCTCGATCTACAACCTGTCCTCGAACGGCGTCGCCGGCAAGCACCCGAAGTTCATCGTCACCACGCGCACGGTGTTCGAGGGCTACGAAGGCTTGCTGCTCGCAAACGAGCGCTTCACCGACAAGTCGAGCGGGGAAGGCGGGTTCAAGAACGAAACCCTGAAGTTCAAGGGCGCGATGATCGCCTACGACAACGACTGCCCGTCGGGGAACATGTATTTCCTGAACCCGGCGTTCATCAAGCTCGCCTACGCGAAGGGCCACTGGTACAAGGGCTCGCCGGCTGTGGAGCCTGCCAACCAGACGATCAAGGTGTTCAAGGTCCACGCGATCGCGAATCTCATCGCCACCAACCGCCGGATGCTCGGCTCGCTCGACAGCATCACCTAGGGCGGGGTGAGGACCAACCATCTTGATCAAGGAGCAGAACTGACATGGCTGAACTGGTAGGCCCGGGCGCAATCGGGTTCGGTGGTCCCACCTCGCAGGTGTGGACGACGCCGTTCCCGCACAAGCCCGGCGACAAAGGACGCGACACTGAAGGCAACGAGTACGTCTTCTGCGATTTCATCGGCCCCGTCTACGGCGGCGTGCTGGTGCAGATCAACGAGGTGTATCAGGCGACGCCGCTACTCGGCACGGCCAACGAGCCGTACCGCGTGGGCGTGGCGTGCACGGCGGCCACCTCGAACGAGGGCGGCTGGGTGCAGATCTACGGGCTGCACAAAGCGGTGCAGACCGGCATGGCGTCGGATGCGGGCTCCTCGGATACGGCGGGCGATTACATCCTCGTCCCGCAGACCTCCGTCGGATCGCCGTCGGGCACGCTGACCCTGGTCGCGCATCCGACCACGGCGGCGCAGAACGTGATCTACGGCATGTGGCTGGCGAGCCCGGGGGCCACGTCGGTGTTCGATGGCGCGACCTCGACCGTCTCGGGGCCGTCCACCGAAACCACGTCGGCCACGAGCTTCATCGGCGCCTCGTACGCGGTGTTCCTGAATTACCCGTACGTCACGGGGAAGGCGGTCACCGTCGAAACGTCGAACTCGTAGTCCTGCCCGGCCCGGCTGGATCGTCCAGTCGGGCCGGTTCGTTCGGAGGAGGGATCGGGCACGCATGAAAAAGAGTCCGTTGCGGGTGCAACTCCCGCACGAATCACCGAAAGACTGGAAGGGGCCGCGGCCCCGGCGCCCGGCGTTTGCCGGCACGGGACGGCTCCGCAAGATTGCGCTCCTCGGGGGCGCGAGCACGATCAAGTACGCGCCCTGGCACGATCCGACCTGGGAACTGTGGTCGCACGCCTCGTGCCGCAACAAGTGCCAGCGGGAACCGGACGTGCTGTTCGACCTGCACCCGCCCGAACTCTGGCGCGACCCGACGAAGAAGTATTGGGACACGACGTACCTGCGCTGGCTGCAGCAGAACCACATCCCGATTTACATGCAGGAGCGGTATCCCGACATTCCGGCGTCGATCAAGTACCCCTTCGCGACGATGATCACCGAATTTCCGCGCGGGTACATGACGAACACGGTCGCCTACATGGTCGCGCTGGCGCTCATGGAAGGCGTGACGCATCTCGGGATCTTCGGGTGCCATTACGACTCGGCGAGTGAATACGGCGCGCAGCGGGGGAGCTGCGAATACTGGCTCGGCGTCGCCGAAGGCCGCGGCGTGCACGTCCAGATTCCACCGACGTGCGATCTGCTCGCGGTGCCGGATCTGCTCTACGGCTACGAAAGCCATCCGGGCGGCGTGCGGCATCCGTCGTACTTGATCAGCGTCAACGCGAAAGCCGGATCGCAGACCGTGAAGATGGGCAAGGACGGCGAACAGGCCGTCCAGTTGGTGCCGGCGGATGCGCCCAACGCCCCGAAGCTGATGGACATCGGCGTCCCGCCCGCGATCGAGCGGCGCGACAGTCTGCCGGTGAAAGTGGGCCTGGACCGCGTGAAGGCGCGGCAGAAGGAGTTGATCCAAGCATGAGTGTCACCAACCGCGGGCGGCGCACGCGCTACGACAACATCGCCGTCGGCGCGGCGATTACCAGCCGCGAAAACACGATTCTCGGGAACACCGTCAGCCGGTTCGAGCAGTACGGCGGCGGGTTCTACACGAGCACGTCGACCGGCGAAATGCAGTTCACCAACATTGATGCCTCGGGCACGAGCACGAGCAATACCGCGCTGACGCCCGACAACATGACGGCCGGGGTCGACCCGACCGACGAGAACGTGGGCTGATGCCGATCGGCCACCACGTCGCCAAAGCGCTCGCCGCCAAAGAAGCGGCGGCCCAACCGAAAGAAGAACCGATGGCAGACCAGACCGACGCCGCCACGATGGCGAGCGTGCTCGCCCAACTCGCCGCCGTCCAGCAGGAGACCATGCGCCTGTTGGCCGAGATGCGGCAGTCGGGCGGCAACACCGCCGTGATCGAAAAGATGCTCGAACAGCAGGAACAACTGCTGGTCAAGACGCGCCCTGAGAACGCCGAAGCGCCGGGGATCAGCGAATACCGCCCCAAAGGGACGGCGGCGTATCCCGATCTGGCGCTCAAATGCAAGATGACGTGGTGCGGCTATGAGCTGTCCGCCGACACGTTGCGCGTCGATGAGATCGCGTGGCTGAACAAGCTCGAGCCCGGCGACTACCGCGTCACCAAGGCCGACGGGACGAAGATTCCCTTCAAGGTCGCGGCGAAGCACTCGCAGACGTTTGACGAGCAGACGCAGCGCTTCGCGCTGGAACAGTTGGACATCTGGTTCCCGTGCAAGGGGGAGCACCGCCAGAACCATCTGTCGCTCGTCGCCTATTGTCAGCAGGCCGTGGAAGGCTCGATCCCGAGCACGGATGAACTGCTCCGCGAAGTCGCACGCCTCAAGGCGGAAATCGCCGCCGCGAAGGGTGGCGTGCTGAGTGCCGTCTGATGACACGCGCGGATCTGCTCGCGGATCTGTATCGCCGGTTCGGGTACGCCAGTAGTCCCGCGACGGAAATCACGACGCGGTTCGCGGCGTACCTGAACGAAGTGCAGCAGGAAATCCTGTCCGAGCCGGGGATGGGCGCGCTGCTGAGCGGGTCGATCACCTTCGCCTCGGTCGCGGACACGCCGCAGTATTCGATTCCGCAGGCCATCGCCCGGGTCAAGACGATCTACGAAACCAGTAACGATCGACGGCTCGAGGAGCGGTCGCTGGACTGGTATCGGTCGATCTATCCCGACGTGGCCGCGCAGACGGGCATTCCGGAAGTGTTTGTCGATCTGGGGTTCATCGGCGTGGCGAAGCAGCCGTCCGACGCCTCGGAAATCTTCGTGGATTCCACCTCCGCGAGCGATACCGGCACCGCCTACATCGAAGGGTTCCGCACGGGCGGGTACTTCGTCTCCCGCTCGGTGACGATGACCGGCACGACGGCGGTCAGCCTGGGATCGGCCTTCACCGACATCGTGTTCATCACCAAGTTCTATCTCTCGGCGGCGGCCGTGGGCACGGTGACGCTCCACGAGGACGCCTCGGGCGGCACGGAGTTGGCGCGGATTCCAGTCGGGCAGACGTTCGCGCGCTATCGGCGGATTGCCTTGGTGCCCACCCCGTCGAGCGCGATCACCTACACGGTCGATTTCGAGTGGGATCCGCAGAACATGACCAACGCGAACGATGAGCCGCTGCTGCCGCCGCGGTTCCATCGGATGCTCGGCATCGGGGCGCGGTTGAAGGAATACGAGAAGAAAGACGACAGCCGGTATCTGGAAGCCCAGCGGGAATTTGACGAGCAACTGCGGAAGCTGAAGTTCTTCGTGTTCTCGCAGGCGGCGGCGGGGGCGAATCTGCGCGGCCATCTCCATCGCGGGTATTCGACGCTGGGCGGCCAGTTCCCGGCGGGGGTCTGAGAGATGCCGGTCTATACCATTCGCCTCCGCATCAATGTGCCGACGCTCGGTGAGCGCAACGTCGATTTCCCGTCAATCACCGCGCCGACGATCGAGGAGGCGATCCGGCAAGCGAAGGCGATGGTGATCGTGGAACCCATCGCCGGGCAGAAGACGGCCGACGCATGAGGCGGAGCGAGGAACGCAAGATCGTGCTGATGGATCTCCGCGGCGGGCGGAACGATACCGATCCGCCGATGAGCCTCCGGCCCGATCAGTGCGTCGAGATGCTGAACGTCGATTGGAAGGATACGACGTTCGCTCGCAAGCGCGGCGGGGCGTCGAGCATCAGCTTGACCGGCGGCACGGCGTTCGATGCGGTGATCGCGACGCTCATCCGCCATGTGCCGGGATCATCGGAAACCGCCGCGGAGTTGTGGGCGTTCGACGGCGATGCGTCGCTGGCGAAGCGATTGACGGGGGGCACGACGTGGGCGGATGTGACCGTGGACGAGGGGATCAGCGGGTCCGCCCATGATGTCGTCGGGGCGACGCTGAACGGCAAACTGTTTCTCGCCTACGACTCGGCCCAGGATCGCCTGCACGTCTACGATCCCAATCTCGCCAGCCCGCGCGTGCGGCGCGTGGGCTTTGCCACACCGGGGGCGCCCACGGTCGCGAATACGGGATCGGGCAGCTATGCCGCCATCCAGCGCTATTACCGCGTGCGCTGGTTGCAGATGAGTGGATCGTCCGTCGTGCGCCGCTCTGAGCCGGGCACGTCGCAATCATTCACGCCGTCGGGATCCGGCGCCGCCGCCCGGGTGACGCAACCGACGGCCCCGGGTGAAGGGGAGACGCACTGGGAGATCGAAATCTCCCTCGACAACGCGAATTGGTCGGTGTGGATCGGCGTCGCGAATGGCGGCACGCAGCTCGCCATCGGCACCACGACGGCCGATGACACGGCGACGCCCGCCGCCCACGCGGCGATCGAGCCGGTACCTGATCCCGCGGGGATGCACAGCCGCTTTCCGTCCGTCAAGTATCTGCTCACCGATGGCAATCGCCTGCTTGGCGCCGGGGCGTGGGAGTCCGCGGGCGCGAACTCGCTCGGGAAGAACTCGCGCGTGTGGTTTACGCCCGTCTTGGGGAGCGCGGACAAAGGGGACGATGAACGGCTCGTCAATCAGACCGCGCAAAAGAACTGGGTCGACCTGAACGAGAACGATGGCGGGTTCATCACCGGCCTCGGAGGGCCGGTCAACGGGATGGTCATCGTCTTCAAGTATCGACAGGTCCATCGACTGCGGCCCACGGGCGATGTGGGCGTGCCCTATCTCCCGAAAAAGCTCCGCGACGACGTGGGCTGCATCAGCCACAAATCGATCGCGCTCGGCGAAGACCAGGCCGGCCGCCCCGCGCTCTATTTTCTGTCGCACCGTGGCCCGTATCGCGTCACCGCAGACGGCGACGTGGAATATCTCGGGCGCGACAACGAAGTGACGTGGCGGTCGGTGAACCTGGGCGCGTCGAACGTCGTGGCGCATTCCGTGTTCTACCCGGATCTGCATCAGTGGTGGCTGTGGATCGCGACGGATGCCGCCAACGATCCCGACGTGAAGATGGTCTTCGACGTACAGAAGGGGTTCCCCGACGAGCACGGCCAGATCCGCGGCGGATGGGTGAAGCACACCGGGAACTCGGCGGCGGCGCGCTGCTCGTGCCTGTTCAGCAACACACTCGGCGCGTCCATGTCCCGCGACCTGAAGCCGTATATCGGGCGCGCGTCGGGCACGGCGATCTGGAAGTGCGATACGAGCGATCTGGATGACGGCGGCACGGACTTTCAAGCCTACGTGAAGCCGCGGCCGGTCGTCACGATGGGCGAGCTCGGGCGGAAGGTCGGGATGGCTGAGCCCTACATCCTGGCGAAAGCACTTTCGGGCGTCACGTTGACGCTGACGAGCGATCGGGACTTCGGCCTCGAGACGCGCACCCACACGGCGCTCTTGACGGCCAGTGCTAGCGAAACGCGCGTCGTCAAGAAGTTCGAAGGCGGGGAAGTCGGCGAAGCGGATGTGATCAGCGTGCAGATCGGGGACGGGGCGGCGCAGGACGGGGCGTGGTCGATTGATGGGCTGATCGTGCCGACACTGCCGCAGGAGACGAAGTAAATGGGGTTGGTGTTACCGGATCTCGACGCGCTGGATCCGAAGACCAAGACCGCGCTCGAAGACGTGCTCGCGGCGATTCAGGTGTGGGCCGGCAAGGTGGACGGCTTGGGCAAGTGGATCGATGTCGCGCATTCCAATGGGTTCTATTCCTCGAGCGCGGGGTCATGGACCGTCGGCGTGCGCGATCAGCGGGTCTTTCAATACAGCGTGTTGCAAGACCTGATGCTGTTGCGGGTGCACATCGTGGATTCCACAACGGCGTCGATGGGAAATCAGTTGTTCGTGCAGATGCCGGACGGGTGGCGCTGCCGCGATAACCAGTATCTCGGGCAGTGCTATTGGACGGATGGCACGACCTACGGCATCGGCACGGTGCTCGGGACGCTCGACAGCGGCGGGCGCAAGTTGAACATCGTGCGCGACGTGCTGGCATCGTCCACGAATTGGCCGAATGCGACAGACTCGTTCAACCTCGGGTTCAACCTGCAGATCCCGGTGATGCTCGCATGACGCTACAACTGCCGGCAGCGGTTCTGTGGATCGCAGAGCACCAGCGCGGGACCGTCGGGGCGGATCGACCAGCCGTTGCCGAACGTCACGTAATCGCAGCGGCCGACATTCAGCGTGCCGGTGTAGTCGCCGTGCTTGACGCAGCCGACGAGATACAGGCTCGTCCCGAAGCTCACGCGCCCCGGCCCGCTCACGACGACGCCGCCCTGCAGCGCCCGCGCGTCCGATGTCGTGCCCGCGCCGTGCACTTCGATATTTCCGAGCGTGCCGAAGGCCAGCCGCACGCGCCCTTGGTTGTGATTGAGGTACGTGTAGCCCTCCAAGGCTTGGGGCCCGCCCGTGAAGTTGGGCGTGTGCTGCTCGACGCGCGACATGAAGCCCAGACACCACACCGTGTCGTCGGTGCAGACGTACTGCTCCAAGCGCTTGATCGCCAAATTGGTGAACGCGCTCGCGACGGTGCTCGACAGGACGAACAGGATCACGAGCTTGGTGGTCTTCATGGCTCGACCGTAACACGGAGGGGTTGGCGAAACGCAAGCGAAGCCCGTTGCACAAAGGTGGCATGAGCGATGTTTGAAGATTCACACCAATTTCTCCCCGACGATTCGCAGGTCCGTCAGCAGTTGTACGCGCGGCTGAATCCGTCGCCGTCTCCCGCGCCGGCCCCCGCGCCCGCGCCGAGTCCGGCCCCGTCGCCGAGTCCCGCGCCCTCACAGAGCGTTACCGATCCGCGTGGCTGGTTTTCGGGCCTGCAAAGCCGCTATGCGCCGACGCAAGAAGGTCTCCGCGCGCTGGCGAATGACCCTGAATTTCAACAGGCGGGCTGGCGTCTCGGAAATCCGAACGCCTCCGGCGTGGTCGATTCGGTCCTCGGGCCGCAGGGCCAAGCCATCGACGTGATCAAGGGCGCGATGTCCGGCAACGGCTCATGGCAGTGGGGCGCGTGGGGGCCGGCGGCCGGATCGTGGGCGGCGCCGGGTGAGGGCGTGGGCACGCAAGCCGGCGCGGCAGCCGGCGGGATGGGGGCACACGGCAACGACTTCGTGTCGCAGATCCGCGCGATGCTCCTGCAGCGCTTGCAGGAGATGGGGAAGCCTGTCGATGAGAACGATCCGGCGATTGCCGGATTGATTCGCTCGCAGGACCGCGTGATCGATCGCGACCGCGAGGCGCGCCGCGCGGCCTTGGCGGAACGGGCCGCGGCGAACGGGCTCTTGCAGGGCGGGCACTCGTCGGGCGCGTTCGATGCGGAAGTGGCATCGGGCTACGAAGACGCCACCACCCGGAAATCGGATGTGCGAACGCAGCTCTTTGCGCGCGAGATGCAGTCGCGGCGCGACCAGATGGCGCAGTTGCTTCAGATGGCGCTGTCGACGGGCGATGCCGAGAGTGCGCGCGGGCTGCAGATGGCGCTGGCGCAGATGGACAACGAACTCCGGCGACTGGGGCTTGCGCAGGCGCAGTCGCAGTGGAATGACCAGTTCGGGCGGCAATTGGGCCGGGATGCGGAAGACGACTTCCGCTTCCGCACGGGCTTGCTGTAGGAGACGACGACGATGGGATTTTGGGGCACGCTCGGCAAGATTGGCGCGGGCATCGCGGCGCCCTTCACGGGGGGCGCGAGCCTCGCGGCGATTCCAGCCATTGACGCGATCGGCGGCGCGCTCGGTGGCGGCGCGTCCGCGGCCAAAGAAGGGCGCCTGTCCGAGGCGCAACTACAAGCCCTCATCAACGCGCAGAACAACCGCGCGCAGGTCGATGCCGCGAACTTCAACGCCGGCCAGGAAGGCTCGCTGATTCGGCGGGCGCTCGCGGCGCAGATGATCGGCGATCTGAAACGCCCGACCGATCCGCGCGCCCGCTTCGGCGGCGGCGAGGTCTCGCCCGTGTTGCAGCAGTTGCTCGCGCGGTATGGGCAGGGTGCCCAGGATCAACTCGCCAGCGGCAGCTTCAGGGTCAGTCCGCAGATGAGCGGGATTCCCAAGTCGGGGCTGCTTGAGAAGATCGGCGGCGCGGCAGGGATCGGTGGCGGGATTCTCGGCGCGCTCGGCAGGCTGAATCAACCGAAGCCGCCCATCTACGGGCCGGGGAACTGACATGGCGATTGCCGATTTCGGGGCCGGGGTGCAAGCGGTCCTCCGCCAGCGGATGCTGGACGAGATCGCCGCCCAAGAACGGGAGTTCCGCCAGCAACAGATGCTCGCGCAGGGCGCCCGGGCGGATCGGGGGCTCGATCTGGAAGATGCGCGCCTCGGGCTGGACATCGAGAAGTTCAACCAGCCCGCGCCAGAACCGCCGCCGATGGTCGTGGGGGGCCGACTGGTGACGCGCACCGGCCAAGTGCTCTACGAACCGCCCAAGGAACCGGAAAAGCCCGAGCGGCCGGTCGCGCTCAGCCCGGGCAGTCGGTTGATTGATCCGACGACGGGCCGACTCATCGCGTCCGCGCCGACGGCGCCCACCAAGCCGGAACGGTCGATGGCCGATGTGCTCGCGGAGTACGAAGCGAAGAAACAGATCGACGCCAAATATACCGGCGCGCGTCCGTCGCTGGGCGCGGAGCGGAACGTGCTCGCGTATTACAACCGCGCGAAGCAGGCGTCCGACGACATCTCGACGTTGGAAGAACAGATCGCGGGGCAGGGGCTCCTCGGGCAGTTGCAGGGGCAGTTCGCGCCCAACATCCTCCAGACGGAGAACCAGCAGCTCTATCGGCAGGCGCAGCGCGCGTTCACCGAAGCGCGGCTCCGCAAAGAGTCGGGCGCGGCGATTCCCCAGGGCGAATACGACAACGATGCGCGCACGTACTTCGCGCAGCCGGGCGATTCCCCGGCGGTGATCGAACAGAAGCGGCAGGCCCGCCAAGTCGTGTTGGAGGGCCTGAAGAACGCCTCCGGCCGCGCCTATGAGGAGTTCCACGGCGAGCCGAATCGGCCGGGCAGTCCCGCGCCCGCTGCCGCGCCGACAGCGAAGCCCACGGCCGCCGAGTTGATCAAGAAATACGGGGGCCGTCGGTGACCGGCGAACTCGAACAGATCGTCCAGCGGATGATCGACGCGGGCGAGCCCGAGGAGCACATCGCCGCAGTCATCCAGGGGTATACGCCGCCAGAGGCGCCGATCGGCTCGATCGACCGGGATCGTCAATACCTCGCAGACAGCGCCCAGACGAGCGCGGGCGACGTGCTGCGGTCCATCCCTGGGGCGCTGCCAGAACTCGCGGCTGGGGCCGTCCTGGGCGGCGCAGGACGCCTGCTGACGAAGCTCCCGGTGGGACGGCTGGCCGGCGCGGTGGGCGCGGGCGCCAAGGCGGGCGCGCAAGAAATCCCGTTCGTCGGTCCTCCGCTGCGGGCGGGGATCAAAGCGGCGGGGGAGGCGTGGAAAGCGAGCGCACCCAAGGCCGCCCCGAAGGTGCCCGCCGCGGTCACCGCCGCCGCCGGCCCGAAGCCAAAACTCAAGGCGCATGAAGTCGCCGCGCAGCTCCGCACGCACTACGGCTCCGAGAAAGCCGGCCGAATGCTCTACGGGCAGGCCCGCCCCGGCGTGAAAGCGGCGGATCGCACGGCGGCGATCAAACGACTGGCGCCCGGCGAGAGCCAATTGCCGGATGCGGCCAAGCGGGCGATTGCGCGGGAGTTGGCGAGCTCCACGCCGGAGGAAGCCTTCGCGTATGCCAGCAAGGCTCCGAACGCCCGGGCGGAAGCGCACTTCGGTGATCTCTTACGGCAAGTCATTTTGCAGCGATCGGGCCGATGAAAGACGAACTGGACCGCTTGTATGAGCGGATGGATCGCGGGTTTACCGACCTCAACGAGCGGTTGGATGCGTTGAACGGCCGGACCCGCGTGGCAGAACAGAAGATCGCCGTCTTGGAAGATCGCGGCGTGCGCAGTCGCGATCACGGCGCACGGTGGGGCGCGGGCCTTGTGGGCGCGATGGGCGTGCTGGTCGAGATCATCCGCCAAACCTGGGGCGGCAAGTGAGCCTGCTCGAACAGCTCGAGAAGCACGAAGGCCGGCGCAAATTCCCCTACACCGACACCGTGGGGAAGTTGACCATCGGCGTCGGCCGGAACCTCACCGACCGCGGCCTGTCCGACGACGAGATCGATTACCTGCTCCTGAACGACGTGCGCGCGTGCACCGCCGATCTGCAAGGGTTCGAATGGTGGTCACGGCTGGATGCCGTGCGACGCGATGTCTTGACCGAGATGCGCTTTCAGTTGGGGCCGGCGGGCTTTCGCGCGTTCAAGGGCACGCTCGCAGCGGTGGCGCTCGGGGATTACGCCTTGGCGGCGGAGCGGATGCTGAAGTCCAAAGTGGCGCGGGTGCAGGCGCCGAAGCGCTGGCAGACGCTCGCACGGCAGATGCGGACGGGCGCGCGCACGTAATGGTTACGGAGATCGCCGTCATTCGGCGGTTGCTGGGCGTGGCGGTGTTTCTCGCGCTCCTCTCGGGCGTGAAAGGGCTGTGGGTGATCTGAATGGCGACAGCGTTTCCACAAGGCGGGCGCGCGATTCTCGAGCAGATGAAAGCGAAGTATCCCGATCTCGCAGTCAACGAGGACACGCGGCAGCGGCAACTGATTCAGAAGATCGGGGAGCAGTTCGCGTTCACCTACGGGCCCAACTGGGGGAACAAGAAACGCGCGGGGCTGTCGGATGCCTTCCGCTCCAAGGATTCGATCGCCGTGCAGTTGCCCTCGGGGCATCTCGACATCTGGGATGTGTTCCAAGGCAACGCGGAAGTTACCACGCTGGTGAACGACGGGGACCAGCCCTCGCACGCGAATCTGCCGCCGAGTGAAGCGGCGTTCATGCCGTGCGAGCCGGTGAACTATCTCAATCTGCCCACGCCGGGCACGACCGAACCCACACCGGGCACGGAGGAGCAGTACCGCGAACTGCGCGCGATGCTGACGACTGCGCTCGTGAGCCTCGAAGAACTGAAGGCGAACTACGGCCTCGTGAGCACGCTGCTGACGAAGATGCAGCTGCGGCATGACCCGATGCCGAAACTCCTCGACATCGAAGCGCGTCTGCGCAAGGGCTACAAGGGGCGCGTGGAATTGCCCGGCTGGTTGGGCGGCGCCCGGCCCGTGATTCTGGAGCCAATGGAATGACGCGGTCGATGGCTGGTTTAAAACACCACGCCCTTGAAGCGCAGCGACCTGCCTTATTCAGTTATATCGGCAGCCACCATCGACCGCTGTCGAAGGAACGCTGGAAGCTGTTGTCCTCGCAAGAACGAACAGCGCGCCTTATTCGGGTATTCGACGCACGCCTTCGACTTGGAGATTATCGCATGACCTCACAAATTATCGGCGCCCTCGTCCGCGCGTTGCTGGCCTCGTTGGGCGGGGCCAGTCTCGCCTCAGACGCACAAGTCGATCAGATCGTTGGCGCGGCAGCCGTGCTGGCCACGGTGGCGTGGAGTATCTGGCAGAAATACGACGCAGAGAAGGCGGCCAGCAAGTGAGTCGGCTGGGATGGTGGGACGCCTTAATTCAGGGCTTCGCGCGTCTCCTCAACATCTCACCCGCGATTGAGTTTGAGTCTCGGGACGATTGGGAAGCCATCGGCGATGACTTCGCCGCCGTGATCGGCGATTGGTGGCGCAGGTGACCGCTCTCTTCTTCCCAGGTCGCGCTGAGGCGCTGAAGTGGAGCGTCCACGCGGGCCTCTTTGGCTTGGCCTCGGTGTGTGCGGGCTACAACCTGATCGCGTGGACGTTGCGCGGGGATCGGCATCTCGCACGTAATTCGGCTCTGTATTTGGCAATCGTTGCGATCGAGCTGACGCAGATGGAGCGACATCGGTGAACTGGCGCGACAAGCTCTGGATCGTGCTCACCAACGCCGTGCTCTACGCGGTGGGCACCGTCGTTCTGCTCTGGCTCGCCACACTGGCCGGCTGCGCGAAAGCGCCCCAGGCGCACACCGTGAATCATCCAGAAGCCCTCGCGCACGTCTATCTCCCGAACTCAGTGCCCGGGTGGTGGACCTTTTGCGTCGAGGATCCGTTGCTGGCATGGCCGAGTGAACCACAGGTGATCCGCCGATCGACGGGCTGGGTCTGTGGGCTGACGGTCAACGAGGTGCGCCAATGGATCGCGCAGCAGCGGCGGGCGGATTGAATTATGGAGAGAGAGCAACCGACGTTCGGTGTAGCGATGGTGATCGCGGCAGCGTTTCTTGCCTTCATGGCGTGGTGGCTGGCGAGTTTTGAGGCGTGGATCTCGTCGCTGTAGCCACGTTGACGTGGAATTTAGTCGGGGCGAGCTTGTTTATTGGGTTGCCGTCGGATGCCTCGGTCTCGCAGGTGTGTATCGGGGCCTCGTATTGCGTCGTGCCCGACAACAAGCAGCTGATCGTACTCGATTGGGACGGGCCCGTCCCGTATGTGAAGGCGCAGATCGCGGACACCTGGATCTATGCGGTGCCGTATCCGGCGTTCACGGGGTGACGGCCGTGCAGGTGTTCTGCCGGAAATGCGATGGCGTGAATGAGTTCCCCCACAACTGGATCAACGAGGGGGACGCCTGCAAGTTCTGCGGCTCGGTGAATCTGTGGCGGACGCTGAACGAACCCAAGGTGGCGTACGAGCTGAACGCCAACGATAAGCGCCTCCTCCGATCGCTGCGGATTGCGACGGAATGACGTGTCACCGATGCGGCTCCGCGAAGCTCCCGCCGACGGCGATCAAGCGCGGGTGGAACGGCGCGCGCTGCTCGCGCTGTATCAATGCCACGCCAGCGGGGAAGGCGGCACGAACCCGCTACATGCGGAAGTATCGCCGGACGGCGCAGGGGAAGCGGATGAACGCGCGACGGATTCGCTACGGCAATCAGTTCTTCGGATCGGCGGCGACTCCCGAGGCGGCCCGCGCCATCGAGGCGCACATCAGACGGAGGCTGAGTGCTTTCAAGAGACAGCAGGCAAGAGCGCAAGCTGAAGGCGATCCGCATGGCGCAGTGGCGGCTCAAGCAACGCCTGGAGACGATTGACTTTCTCGAAGATGTCCTCCAGCCAGAAGTGGAAGCGCTGAAAGCGGGGAAATCGGTCCTCGGATTGGACGAGGGCGTGGCGTTCGATATTCGGATCGTTGATGCAGATTCAAATCATCCCGCGAAGCCCA